GACAAAGAACAATCTGCGGTTTCCTGCTCCGGTTGTGTGAGCGTCTTTAGTCAACCACGCCAGCGCCTTTTCAGGATTAGCAAGGCCGGGATAATCAGGGTATTTATCCTTTATAGACGCCTCAAATGCCTTCAGGTCATCTCTCTTAATAGGGGAATTTGGTATCATCCGCATAATGGTTTCGGCTGTATCGACAGCAAAATCACCAGAACGCTCCGCCATATTTGTTGTTATTCCATAAATAGGTGCGTCTGGGTCGCCACCCAAAAGACCCTTTCGGATAGCTTTAATTTGGTTTTCTATACCAGACACAGCGCCGGGGGCGGATGCCCATACAGCGCGCAGGCTACGCATGTAGTCATTGCCACCCTCAAGATCGACACCATCGCCGTAAAGCTCGATATCATTAACTTTGCTAAGGTTACCAAATCTGGTGCGGTCGCCCGATAGGTTAACCATCCAAGACCCCTCAAAGTCTTCTGGCTTTACCTCAACTTCAGGCAACAATGTTCCAGCAGGGGGCGGCGTAAACTCGGAAGACATCTGGTAATGTGGCACGCCGGTAAGCAGCTTGTTTAGCGTCTTTTCCTCGATGTAGGGATTGCCGCCCGCATCAATAAGTGTGCGGCTACCATCCGGCAAAACAGCAGTCCTAAACTCAGTGCCGCGCAACTCATTAGGAACGATAGCTGGGGTCTTGCCAACCACGGCAGGTGGGCGGTTGTGGCCGATTGTGGCGTTAGCAACCCTAGCGGCTCTAGGTGCCTTCATAGCAGCACCGACAGGGATTAGCGGTGGCACAACCGCGCCAGCGGCCATAAAGGCGTCACCGAGCAACCCTAGCCCTTGCAGGCCAGCATCTAAATACTGACCGCTGCCAATGTTAGCCATCATGCTAGGCTCGTATTCGCCGGGGGTTGATATGCTCGGCGCATAGCCAATAGCGTCGGCAACGCCAGAGCCGGGGCCAAACATTAAACCAGTCGCGGCTAAACCGTATGGATCAAACGACGTCATATCCATAGGCTGCGCCAACAGCCCCTGCTCGTATGCGCCGCGATACTGATCCATTAAACAATCCAGCCAGTGTTAGGTTTCAAACTGCGATTTGAATTATACCCCTTTGAGTAGCCGCCAGCAACCGCACCCTGTCCCGCGAAGGTAAGCACAAATGCGTCAGCCACGTCGGGTGATCTCTGGCCGCGTCGCTTCATCTCGTCCTTGCTCTCAACCTTCAGCTTGCCAGTGGAGAGATACTTATAGCGTATGCCCGACAACTCCGATATCAGCGTGTCGTCCTGCGGTATTTTGCAGTCACGCGCCTCAAACCACTCGCGGCAATGCCAAAACAGCTCATCCCTCAACCGGTTAAACTTAGCCTTCAGGCTGGCAGTCTCAGACACAGATATGCCAACGGCGGGCATGTCCAGCTCTCTCAGCCGGTCAGCCAGTCCTGCGCCAAGGCCAATGGCGTCAATGTAGATCGCCTGTGGCCGCATCTTGTAAGGCACGGCGTCGTACTCCGCCAAGACAATGCCGGCAAGCTCCATCAAGTCCTTATTCTGCCACGTCTTGATCGGCTCGACCAATATATTGCCCTGACGCTTGGACAGCGCCGACCTATCCGAGCCAAAGCGTGCTACGTCCAATCCCCATACGACCGGCGTGGTCGGGCCTGCCTCCACGTCGCGCCTCGTTGCATCCTCAATCAAGTGCAACGGCAATAGCACGTCGTCCGACTGCTTTGGAAACTCACCCAAGACGCGAACAGCGAAGACGTTGCTCTCCTCGCCGTATTTTTCGCCCATCTCGCGGATAAACTTAGGGTCAACATATTCGCCCTCACTGCACGACACAGTGATGCAGTGCCACTTCTCGCGGTCGCCGTGGAAGGCGTCATAAAAATAACCGTCGGATCGGGTGGGGTTACCGCACATGATAATCTTCGCGCCGGGGGTGGATAGTGCGCCGCTGGCCGTCTCAAAGATTACGTTGGGTACGCCTGACGCCTCCTCGACCACAAACAGCATATGCGGCGAGTGAAAGCCAGCGAGGGATTCAGGATTTTCGCGGCGGCTCGTTCTAGCCACTGCGAAGCTGTCGGGGGCGCCCTTTAGGCTGATCTTGTCAGCCTTGAACTCCAGCAGCTCCTTGAACGCGGGCGGCATGTTACGCGCCCAGCGGTCGATCTCCGTCCACAGCACGTCCGATAGCTGGTGCGCGCTGTTCGCGGTGACGGCGACCTTGCAGGGGTAATGCGTCATAAGCCACCACAGGACGACCCAGCTCTCGAAGGCCGTCTTGCCGACACCGTGGCCGGATTTGATAGCGACACGGTCGTGTGTGGCTATGGCCTTGAGGGCTTCCGCCTGCCACTTTTGCGGCGTGGCGTGCAAGACCTCCTCGACAAATAACGTCGGGTCGGCGCGGAGGGCGGCTATGGCTTCGACGGTGGCGGGGGTGGTGGTCATGCGTTAACTCCGAAGGGGGTGGGGGTGGTAAGGGGTATATATTTTTTCTCCCGCCCCCCGCGTGTGATCGACCGGGGGGGTGTTAACCAATTTTGGGTTAACTTTGTACATATTTGGCAGAAATGTCGCATAACGTTAATTATGCGCAACGCGTATCGTGCAAATACAATGACTTAGCTGCCTGTGGATAACTTTTTGCCTTTTTTCTTCCTGTTTGCCTGTTTTTTAGGCATATCGTTGTTAACCGGAATCTGGTTAACTTCGGTCGCGCGCGCGTGTAATCCGTCACTTGTGTCTTCTGTGTGTTCTACCACATCAACGTGCTTCAACTGAGCCGCCTTGTTCACTTGCTGCAATAGGTCGAGGTAAGACCCACCAGCCTCATGCGTCACATCGACCTGCTGCTTGTCTCCGTACACCTTTGGCAACAACCTAGCCGCAGTCCACTTGAAGTTGTCTGACACAAGCCTAGCCGCTTGCGGATCAATCTCACCATTCAGGACGCGCCTGTTTATCTCATCCAACTGATCCGCATAAATCATCCCGCGAGACGCCAGCGCGCTCATGTACTTGCGTTCAAAGTCCTTGTCGTTGTGTATCTTGTTCCAAGTCGTACCCCAAGCTGGCATGTCCTTGTCCTTGCACACTGACTGACCAGCTCTACCAGCAGTCACGCGTGACAGGAACTCAACCCAAACCTCATCAGGCAATCTAGCTGACATCGTCGTGATCCTCATCGTCAAAATCTACAGTCAAAACGTAACTGGTCTTCTCATCAATCAACAGCAGCGCCTCATTGCAGTTGTGGCACACTATCGACTGCATACCTTCCCAAACCTTACCGCGCGTATCCTGCAAGCAGTAGTCGCACGTCACGCCCTCTTTATCAAAGAACCAGACCCAATGCTTCTTGAACTCTAGCACCTCACCCATCTGTATCCACCAGCTCACCGGCACAGGCGAGATAACCACAACCGTCAACGTAATTATCCTGATGATATGGATTGCTCTTGAGCCTAGCCATCTTCAACAGCGTCATCATGATGCCCACGTCAATCGGCGTGACATCGTGACCCAAATGCTCAGACCAATAGACCGCAATCGTTTTGAAGTTGTCCTCCATATTGCCGTGATCGGCGGCGCGATCCTTTGTCACATATTCTTTTGCTGTATCCAGCACCTCAGCTCGTTTCACTTTCGTCACCTTTCACGTCAACTACCTTCAAGTTACACACCAAGCACTCGTATCGTGCCTTGGTTAAATCCTCACCCTTATACGCCATAAGCGAATAGCAGCGCGGGCAACGCTGCTTCGACAACTTTAGCTGCCAGCTACCATCCCCTTGGATTATCATTGTCCCTACCCTCTCGAAATGGAACCTCAACGCTCGCTATAGGCTCGTAGCCCCGCATCAACTCCTTCGGCCATATATCTACCCTGACACCATTACCAACGCGCTGTACGTTGACTGTGAGGTTTCTAACGTCAATCCAAGTTGACGTACCGAGAAGCATATATTCCCGATCCTTCAGAATGTCTTCGCGCCCATTGTCGTCCACACGCCCCTCCATCAAAACGGTATCTCGTCATCTAGGTTAGCCGGAACCGGCTTAACACTCTGAACCTCGGCACCGGCAAACGCGTTCTTTATAGCATCCACCACAGGTGCCTCTTTGTTCAACCCCTCAATGATACGCCCTATCTCATCAACAGAATACACGACCATCTCACGATTGTCGCGCTTAACCTTACCCGCCTCATATCCTGTCGCCGTAATAGCTATCACCCTACCATTCGGCATCCTGCCCTCGATGTAGTCACCGTTAAGCGGCTTCGCGCCAGCAGCAATCGCCGCCTGCTCTAACGCCGCCACACCACGCAACGTCACTTCAACCTCATGATCAATAGACGGATCGCATTTATCTATCGCCGCATTGAGCCGATCCATCTGCTGCTCGAACCTGTCACGCAGGTCGCCGCCAACCAACCACACCAGACGGTCGACACCCCATCGCCCCTCAACCTCAGACACAACATCATCATACCTATGCAACGCGTCCTGCATCCGCCTCATTGCTGGCTGAGTAGGCTGATAGTAAACCTTGCTAGGTTTTGGCCTCGGCCTCGTTGTCTTTTTAGTCGCCATTATCTTACCCCTTTTCCTGTCTGTCCGTCCGTCCGGATAGTGTCCGTCCGGTTCCCTAAGGGAAACCGGACAGGACGGACACGTCCGCAAAACACCGGACATGTCCGGCGGACACCGGACATTTCTTGATAACTATTTGTTTTCATTGATTACCCAAGCCGTATGCTTGTCCGAACCAACAATTCGAGCCTCAATTAGCGAATGACGTGCCTCTTGCGCCCTTCTGCGGTCTAAATCCGGACATTTTGCCCTATGTTCTTCGCTCCAAATTGTCATCGCAACGCGGTCAATTGAGCGATCTATCATCGCATTTCTCAGCGCCTCAAGGGCGAGCTGTTGGTTAGGCGTCAGCCCCTTTGTCCGCTTCTTCTTAGGCACGGCATCACCATTGACACGCTCAAGCACGACGGACGTGCCGGATATCATAGCCACCTCGGTCATACGAAACGCCTGATCGTCTACTGGAGTTGCGTCCTTTTGCTTTTCCACACGGATCGTCACATATTCCTCATCCTTTGTGACGACCAACGACGTATCAACGGCCCCCAAAAGGGCTGACGACCCGCGCATGCCGTTTGCTACATTCTTGCCTGAGTGGTGAACACCGACAAACGCACACTTGCAATGTGACTTAATACTGTCGGCGGCAGCCACCCACAAGCCCATTTCTTGACTGCTGTTCTCATCTGCGCCTACTAACGACCTCGCTACTGTGTCGCAAAAGGCAATAGACCATCCCGACCCGGCCTTATCAATAGACCGCATCAGCTTCTCGACTTCTGACTGATCCCTGAAGTTCACCGCGATTGGCAGGACGTGCAAGTTATCGTTAGTGCGGATGCCCTTATGCTGCTCCCACGCTGACAGCCTTTTCCCGATGCCGGCTAATCCCTCGCCAACGATATACAATACCTTGCCCATTTTTGTCGGCATACCCTGCCACTCAACGCCGTTTGCGATAGACAGAGCCATATCCAGCGCGATAAACGACTTACCAGCCCCCGGTGCGCCGTAAAGCACGGTCAAACCATTCTCGGTTATGATTCCGTCGTCACCCTCACCGATAGCCCACTCAATTGGCGGCATATTACGGATGTAGTCAGCGCCGACAAATTCAAAGTAGTCTAAACCGTCACCCTCAGGCTCAACCGCCTCAGCCTCAACCGCGGGAGCCTCAGCCACCGTAGGCGCAGCCTTAACCGCTGCCGTCAAATCCTCTAGCCCCTTGCCGCTGTCGAGCCAGTCCACGATATCGCCCTTCGGCGGCAGGCCGTCCAGCTCCACCCGCTTTATGCGGCCAGCAACGCCAAACAGATTACCGATCACGATATCTGCATGCTCACGCCCTGCGTCGTCATTGTCAGCAAGCACCACGACATTGCGTCCGGCAAAATACTGGTTCAGCACCGGCTGCCACTTCTTTGCCCCGCCGTGAGAGGTCGTGGCGACCAGCCCCAGCTTGGATAGCCGCTGCGCCGCCTTCTCGCCTTCCACGATAAACACAGGCGCGTCTGGGTTGGTTATCATGTGATGGAGATTATACGGTAGCGCCTCAACGCCATCCATATTGAACAGCCAACCGCCCTTGCCGTCTGGGCGACACTGCCTGAACGTCTTAGGCTCAAACCGCCTGACCTGATAACGCACCTCGCCCTGATCGTCGATATAATCGTAGACCGCTGACATAAACCGCGCTGGCTGTAGCGACTGCTGCGCCTGCCGCTGGATGCCAAACTTGCGCTCTAATATCTCAGGGATGTTGCTGGCGATTGTGGCACCCTCGTTCATGCGAACCAAGTCCACGCAGCCACCGCCCTCGTTGGTCTCAAAGTCAAACCAAGTGCCTTTGCCGAGATGCACCTCGCGCGATCCTCTGTTGCCGAAA